AAGCTGCCCACAAGAATTAACAATGAGCATCGTTGAGGTTTTTCCTCGGCGGTGCTTTTCTTATGCCCGCCCCATGATGGGCGGCATAACGCAGGAATATTCCTGCGGGAAAGGAACGACAATGTACGAAAAACTCATCTGGGACGCACTGATTACGTTCCTCAAAAACCCAATCGGCGCAGCCGCGCTTATGGGAAATTTGGAAGCAGAGTCTGACTTAGATCCCACCAATCTCGAAAACAGCTACGAGCGCAAGCTTGGCCTCACTGACGCCCAGTACACGGCGGCCGTGGACAACGGCACATATAAGGGTTTTGTCACGGATTCAGCTGGTTTCGGCCTCGCCCAATGGACCTACGCTCCGCGGAAAAAGGGCCTACTGGACTACGTGAAGAACAAAGGCGTGAGCATCGGCGACTGTGTGGCCCAGCTTGAATATCTCTGCATTGAGCTGACGCGGTATCCGGCCGTATTTTCCGCCCTCCGTAATGCCACGGCCATTCGGCCCGCATCTGATGTGGTTCTTGAGCAGTTCGAAAATCCTGCTGACAAGAGCGAGAAGGTGAAGGCGTATCGCGCCAGCCTGGGCGAGAAATGGTATCAGAAGTACGCCGTGACAGCGACCACACCTGTGGAGTCGGCCGAACAGGCAGGGGAGAGGTGTACCCCTGATGCCGTTATCGCTGTGGCCATTGGCGAGCTCGGCTACCACGAGAAGGCGAGCAATGCAGCGCTGGACGATAAAGATGCGAACGCTGGTGGGAACAACTTCACCAAATACGCACGGGATTTCGACCAGAAGTACCCGAACTGGTACAACGGGAAGAAGAACGGGTTTGCGTGGTGCGATATGTTCACCGACTGGTGTTTTCTCACCGCCTACGGCTACGAGAACGCCCTCCGGCTTCTTTGTCAGCCTGAGAGGTCAGCCGGTGCTGGCTGTACGTATTCACTCCAGTATTTCAGAGCGGCAGGACAGTTCCATCAGTACGACCCGCAGCCCGGAGACCAGATTTTCTTTGGGACTTCTCTGAGCAACAGTACCCACACGGGACTGGTGGAAAAGGTCGAGAACGGCTGTGTTTACACCATCGAGGGGAACTCGTCCGATCAGGTCTCCCGGAGACGCTACGCGCTTACCGACAGCAATATCCTCGGATACGGGCGCCCTGCGTATGACGCCGTTCCGTCTACGGCAGTACAGGCGGAGGCAGCACCTACCGAGTACGTCTCCGTCAATCTTCCCGTGTTGGGGAAAGGCATGACCGCTCTCTCTATCGCCGCCGCGCAGGTGCTCCTGATCCGGCATGGCTATTCATGCGGCGGTAAGATCGTCAATGGCGTAGAGCAGCCTGACGGAGAATACGGCTCGGCGACGGAAGAGGCTGTGCGCTCCTTCCAGCAGAAAAAGGGTATCGACGCTGACGGTGTCATAAGGGCTGACACCTGGGCGGCGCTTCTGGGGGTGAAAACGTGACCTACTATCGTGTTCGCCTTCCCGACAACAGCCCGGATTCACAGATCGGGTGTTTTACGGTGTTCGAGAACGCCCGCCTTATGGCCGATTTGAATCCCGGATACTGTGTGTTTGTGGATGGCGTGAAAGTGTATTAGGGTGGAGCGGTGTAACAGCCGCTCCGTTTTAAATTTAAGACGGAGGGTACAATGTCTGATATCAAATGCGAATTGATCCACGATCATTTCCAGAATTCAAAACAGTACAATATCCCAAGGGCTCAGTGCATCAAACAGAATAGATAGGAGTAGATAAAATGACAACAGAGCAAATGAAAGCCATCGAAAGCCTGCGCGCCAAGGGCTGTGGATATAAGAAAATCTCGATGGAAACAGGCATTTCCATTGGGACAGTAAAATCATATTTCCACCGCACGAGAGAGCAGATGCTCCCGCATACCGTTCAGCCAGAGGGAAAAGATGAGAGTACAGAAACAAAAAGCTCCTGTCGTTTCTGCGGAAAGCCTGTGGCACAGAATCCCGGACGGCGGGAGAAAAAGTTCTGTTCCGATTCCTGCAGGAGTCTGTGGTGGAACCGGCATAAGTACACTGTCCCGCACAAATCCAACCGTACCTTCATCTGCCAGTCCTGCGGTTCCGAATTCTCTGCATACGGAGCAACTGACAGAAAGTATTGCTCCCACGCCTGTTATATCAATGGTCGCTTTCACGGTGGAATCGGATGCGGATGAATGAACAGGAATTCCGGAATGAGCGCCTCTACAACGCCACCATGATCCAGGTGAAAAAGCTGCTACAAATGGGCCTGATTTCGGAACAGAACTATTGGCAGATCAACACAAAAATGAAGGCGAAATACCGGCCTATTTCTGATGGGTTAGTGTCCGAATATGAGTTGCTATGTATGGAAAACAGAGCATAAATAGGTAGCGAAAGGAGGCGGGAACATGCCGAAAGTAACGAGAATTCAACCACAAAAGCCCATCCTGCCGCCAAGGAAAAAGGTCGCTGCCTATGCTCGCGTCTCGAAGGATACCGAGCAGCTCATGCACTCGCTTTCAGCACAGGTCAGTTACTACAGCAGCCTGATCCAGCGGACGCCGGAATGGGAATATGCTGGAGTGTATGTGGATGCAGGGATTACGGGAACAAGCGTGACAGCAAGACCGGAATTTCAAAGGCTGATCGCGGACTGCGAGGCGGGAAAAATCAACATCGTGCTTACGAAATCCATCAGCCGGTTTGCCCGCAACACGGTTGACTTGCTGTCAACCGTCCGGCATCTGAAAGAGCTGGGCGTGGAGGTCAGGTTTGAAAAAGAGAATATCAGTTCTTTATCGGGAGATGGCGAGGTGATGTTATCGATCCTCGCCTCTTTTGCGGAACAGGAGAGCGTGAACCTGTCCAACAACATCAAATGGACCTTCCTGAAAAAGTTCAAGAACGGCGAGGTGCATTCCCATCAGAAGATGCTGGGATACCGCTGGGAGGGCGATGAGCGTCTGGTAGTTCCGGAGGAAGCGGAGATCGTCCGCTTTGTCTTCAGCGAGTACCTTGCAGGGAAGTCCTACGTTGCCATCGCAAGGGAGCTGGACGAGAAAGGCGTGAAAAGCGTCCACGGTGCGGAGAGTTTCCCTTCGGCCAGCGTGAAGTTGATCCTGAAAACTGAGGAGTACACAGGCTGCATGGTGATGCAGAAGGTGCACAACATTTCCCCCAAGCGCCAGCGCCTCAACCGCGGGGAGCTTCCGAAGTTCAAGGTCGATGACCACCACAAGGCAATCATCGACCGGGAAACCTTCGACAGGGTGCAGACGATCATGGCTGAGAGAGCGGCGAAGAACGAAGGAAGAAAAGGCCTGGACAGCCCTTTTGTGGGTCTCATCCGATGCGGTAAATGCGGTCGTTCCGTCTGCGGACACAGGACACCGACCAGCCTTCAGAACGGTGACAGCCGGTTCGTGACCTGGCGGTGCGTTGGGAAGAATAATGGTGGGAAATGCGACTGCAAGGATGCCCACAACGAGGAACTTTTTGCCGCATTGCAGAGCATCTTTGGTTCTGAAGATGCTGACCTGCGCTGCGTAAAGCGCATCCAGATGCATGATGAAAAGCTGGTCTTTGAGATGAATAACGGGAGGAAGGAAACATGGCGCAGAACGTAAGAGTAATCCCCGCCACGATGAACTGGATGACTTCGACTCCGGTTACGTCGGCGGCAAAGCGGAAGGTTGCCGGTTATGCTCGCGTCAGCACGGATCTTGAGGAACAGCAGAGCTCCTACGAGGCGCAGGTGGACTACTACACCAGCTACATCAAAAGCCGCGACGACTGGGAGTTTGTTTCCGTGTACACTGACGAGGGGATAAGCGCAACGAGCACCCGGCACCGCGAGGGCTTCCAGCAGATGGTGGCGGATGCGCTGGCTGGAAAAATCGACCTCATCGTGACAAAATCGGTGAGCCGCTTTGCCCGGAACACTGTGGATTCACTCTCCACCATCCGGGAACTGAAGGAACACGGAACCGAGGTCTATTTTGAGAAGGAGAACATCTGGACCTTCGATTCCAAAGGTGAGCTTCTGTTGACCATCATGTCTTCCCTGGCCCAGGAGGAAAGCCGGAGCATTTCCGAGAACGTGCGATGGGGTCAGCGGAAGAAGTTCTCCGATGGTCGTTACAGCCTCAACTACAAGAACTTCCTCGGTTATGACAAGGGACCGGACGGAACGCTTGTGATCAACAAGGAGCAGGCTAAAATTGTGCGCCGCATTTTCGGGGAATTCCTCACCGGGCATACGCCTTTCCAGATTGCGAAACGGCTGACGGCAGATGGGATTCCCACGCCAGCGGGGAAGAAGAAATGGAGCTACACGACTGTGCGCAGTGTTTTGTCGAACGAAACTTACATGGGCGATAAGCTGCTCCAGAAAACGTACTCCATCGACTTCTTGAGCAAGAACAGGCTTAAGAATCAGGGGCAGGTTCCGCAATACTATGTGGAACAGGATCACCCCGCCATCATCCCTCCTGAAACCTAAGCCTGTTCT